GACAATTATTTGGAATTTGAAATTAATGAATTAAGACTTGATGATGAAATACTTATACTTTATTATTTAAATTTTAATCTTAATAACGCAATTATTGATAAAGAGAATGTTGGTGAGGTATTAAGTGCAATTGGTGACGATGATGATGATGAATGGAATGAGACTGTTGAAGATTATCGTGAAAGTGCTATTGGTCTTGTTTATGATTATATGATGAAAAACTATGTTAATAAAATGAGTGGTGACATTGATATTGAAATTGAATATGTTGATTCATTCTTTGAATAATTAATTGACTATAAAATTAAAATACTTAAATTTAAAAATATGATGAACAACGAAAGTAAAGCTAGAATGTATGGTGAGTTATTAAACGAACATACAAGAGTCGGTAATTTAATATCAGAAGTTAAAGCCGAGAATTTTGAAATGAATGATGAACAAAACACAAGAATACGAGTTTTGGAAAATAAGCAGATTCAAATAATGATGGCAATTAAAAAATTAATGTCATAACAAAAAACCACCTCATCAGGTGGTTTTTTAATTTAATATTATTTATATTTTAGATTATGAGTTGTAATATGTTTAATATGCCGGTTGAGTTAAATTCTACAATGATTTCATATAGAGTGAAATCAGGTAGGAAGATTGATACTCAGATTGGTGGTGTTTATATACACCCACAATCAGTTATATCCGATTTTAACCCTGATGAATTCATTAACGACTTCACCTTATTAATTAATAAAACAATTAAAATCTATTTACGTATTGATGTTGAATATGATGAATACTATAACCGATTAAACATAACAGTTAATACAACAAAAATGATTGATTGGGATTATATGACTAAAATTGAAAAATGTGCAAATGTTTTATTAAAATTTAGAGGTAAATACAAAAGACCCCCTATGTGTTTTATTATTGAAAGTTACACACCTGTTGCTTAAATTTTAGTAGCGTCTTTTAGGATTTCTAATGCGGTTTTATAATTTTCATCAGACAATACCGATTTAAGATTAACAAAATCACCACCCGATGTTTTAGCCTCCCATTCTTTATCGTTTGTTAATCTATAAGTCCACATTTTATCAGTTTTTAATTTATATTCACCAGGTTTCCAACTCTTAAAAAAATTATCAATAGATAATTTAATTTTATTGTCACTGTCTTTTTTAACCACATCATTATTCTTCTTAATTTTCTTTTTAACAAAAGGACCCCCATCGTGAGGTTTGAATCTACTAGGGTTTGTGTATTTGTAAAAGAATTGTCTGATGTAGATACCGGTAGGGTTTTTAAAATCAAGAACAAGGGTAAAATCTTTACCACCTGTAACTCTTCTTTTCATACCTTCAATTTGACCTTGGGCTCTTGAATCGGCACTACCACCGGCAGACCCGACACTTGAAACCCCGATATATGCGTTACCGTCATCACTTTCATCAATGGTTGCGGACCATTTAACAGTATATGTTTTTGAATCTACTTGAATTTTTAAATTAGTTATGTCAGGATTAATACCTTCATTCCATAGTTCTTCTAACGCTTGATTAATACTTTTACCTTGATTAAACTTAATATATGGACTCCATTTAGATGGGGGATTACCGGTTAACATATAACCACCAAATCCGTCAGATATTCTACGGTTGAATGAGTGTAATGCGTCACCTTTGTTAGGTGCACTATTAGGTACGGTGTATTCACCGCTAATTTTCATTGGTAAGGACATTTTACTTTCAGTAACAATACCCATCATTGTTTTCATTCGATATATTTCTTCGTTTAAAGTATTTTTCATACTAATAAATATTACTATTAGAAGTAATAATTTGTAATTATACAGTTTGGATTAATATTTGTTAGGTCAGGAAATGTAACATTTCCGATATCATTATTGTTTATATGACTAATATGTAATTCTGTGAATAAGTGACAATATTTTTCATATGTTTTTTTACCCCCAATACACCAATCGACAATAGTTATATACTCTTCTCTTTCATCAACGATTAGAGTTCTATCTTTGAGTGGTGGTAGTCCGTTAAAAGTTCTGAAACCGACTAATAAAATTTGATTTAGGGTAAGTTTTTTGAAGTGTTTAAGGTCTTCCGATGATTTCCATAGTAATTTATCGTCTAAACCGATAAAACCAAGGTTATTTACTGCGATTATAGCTTTCATTAACCTAATTATAACATATTTATTAGATATGAAAATAATAATAACAGAAAGTCAGTATAAGAAATTTAAACACTTGTTGGAACAAGATGTTTATGATGATGAAGAGTATAGTAATGCCGGTTACGGTAATGAGGATTACGGTGTTGCCGATAAAGAAGGTATGGTTTTTAAAACTGAAATTGCTGGAATGCCGTTAAAACTAACTTACTCACATACCACACAAGTTAGTGAGAATGAATTTGAATATTACTGTGAGGTGGTATTTTATGGTGATGAGTTCTTTGGTGTGTTTGTTGCCGATAAGAGAGGTTATTTAGTAGACATTGATTTCCCTTCTGTAATTTCAGAAAATGATGAGGACGTTAGATTACAAGACGTATTAAAAGAGATGGGTAGTAAATATTACTATGAATTCGAACATTGGTTAGATAGTGAGGTAATACCTTCATTAATGGATTAAGTTTATGAGAGAAAAGATTTACAAAATAATTGAAAAGGTTGGTCCTTTTAAGGCTGCAAAGTATTTTGGTGGTGTTGAAAAGTTTTTGAAGTTGTTAGAAACTATACCAGGGTCAGATAGTATTAAAGAACAATTTAAAGGTAGTTGTAGTGTATCATATGCGACATCTGCTAGTCACCCTGATGCGTATTTCGATTTTTACATATTGGATTATGATATTATAGATGATGATTTTGTTGAATTAATTGTTGATATGAAAGTTGATTTTAGTAATCTATCAGGTGAAGAGATATATGAATTAAAAAAATGGTTTGGTGCAGTTGCCGATGACCACGGATTTGAAATTTATGACGTTGAAAATCTACCATCACATCAAAATCTATATATTAAATCATTCAATGGTAAACCATATACTTGGCCAGGTTATGATGTTATAGATGATAATGAAGCTTTCGAATTACTTGATAAGACAGGTAAGTGGGAAGGTTTGATTAGAGAAAGTATTCACGTATTCAAAAATCCAAAAACGGATGAAGATAGTGGTTACAAAAAAATGGTTGCGGTTATTAAACATTTAGAAAATAAACCCGGAAATCCTTATACCGACTATACCGACTTAAACCCAAGAATGAAAATTAAATTTCTAGAATCCGATGAATGGGGAATAAAGGTTTATATTGATATTGAATCTATGGGTGAGTCAGATGAAGAATTTGAGGTTTTTACAAATTATGGTGATGAAACACGTAGACATATGAGTAATAGAAACCTTATGAAATTCTGGCATGGTTATAAATTAAATGATGATGAAGATGATACTCATCCATCCTTTAAAACAATAATTTATAATCGTTTAATTAAATTACGAAATAATATAGGTTTGAAATTTAAATTACGTGTATCAATTCTACCTTAATTATGAAAATATTAATAACAGAAAATAAAGTAAAAAACGTCCTTAAACAAACCGGAGTTGGGAAAACTATTAAACTATTAGGTGGTTGGGAAAACTTTTGCGAAGTATTAAATATTGAAACATTAATGGACTTCTTACATCTGTTTGATGATTTGGAACAAGTTAAATCTGAAAAAAAAGAAAATTGGACGTTATTTCGTTATAAAAAAGGTGAAAACTTAATGGTTTACGATAGAAAAAATGAGGTAGTTCATATCAATTATTATGAAATATGGTCATTTTTGGATGATAAATTTGGTCTTAGTTATTATGAGACTCAAAGAATTACACAGGATTGGTTGGATGAGGTCTACAATTTAAGGGGGGTCACAACTGATTGGTCTTTTTTCTCCAATGTGTCGAGTTGGATGAGGTCTACAATTTAAAATAAGAGTATGAAAATAATAATAACAGAAAATAAATTAGAGAAAGTTCTTAAACAATTAGGAAGTAAAAAAACTGTTCATATGTTAGGCGGTTGGGATAATTTTTGTGAACTATTTAATATTGAAAGTCCGATGGACTTCTTACATCTATTTGATGACTTAGAACAAGTTCAATCTGAAGAATATAAAAATCAAACATTATTTCGTAACAAAAAAGGTTATAATTATATGGTTTACGATAGAAAAAAAAAGGTTGTTTACATCAATGGTGATGAAATATGGTCGTTTTTGGGAGGGTGGGGATTCCACCTTAACTTTAATGATATTCAATCACTTATAAAGGTGTGGTTGGATGAGGTTTACAATTTAAGGGGGGTTACAATTTTCAACCTCTTCACAGTTAGGTGAGGTCAACAATTTAAAATGAAATTATGAAAGTATTAATAACAGAAAATAAATTAGAGAAAGTTCTTAAAAAAAATGGAACTGTTAAAGTATTTAAACTACTTGGTAATAGTGGTGAGAACTTTCGTAAAGTTTTCAATATAGAAACCCCAATGGATTTCTTACATCTATTTGATGATTTGGATGTGGTTCAATCAGAAAAAGATGAGAATTTAACCTTATTTAGATATCAAGAAGGTGATAATTATATGGTATTAGATGAAAGTTTAGAATACAAAAGGATATTTGTAAGTTATGCTAATTTAGTTTGGTTTTTAGAAGATACTTTTGAACTTAACTACCCAGGTCAGTGTGGTCAGGCTATTACTCAATGGTTGGAAGAATCCTATAATATAACTAATGTTACACCTATACTTTACACAACAAGACAAAATTCAAATATTCTATAATATTATGGATATAAAAAATTTAACCCCAAATTATTTTTAGTTTGGGGTTTTTTGATTAATATTGTAAATAAAAACAAATGAATATGAACTATAGAACACATAACGACGAATACATCAATGTTAATGGTGCATCCCACAAAGGTGAATTAGTGACAACTTACGATAAATTAGTTGAGTTATTTGGTGAACCCGGTAAAGGAAGTGCTGATGGTAAAACCGATGTTAGTTGGAAAATAGAATTTGACAACGGTCAGGTTGGTGAAATATACAATTACAAGAACGGTGCTAAATATGGTAACCCAAATATCGAATCCATAACTGAATGGACTATCGGTGGATACAAGAGTGAAGTTGTTAAATTAATAACTGATTTATTATGAATGGTGGTTATATGAGTAGATATGATGCTATAGCTGGTATTATCATTATGATATTAATGATATTAGGTGTTGTTTTTATTGTTAAACACGAAGAAAACAAATACAATCATTGTAAGTATTTAATTGTAGATTCACATAAATACCAATATCACGCAATAGCGTATAAGGTAATTGATAATTCTTGTATTAGTATGATTAACGAAGACCATAAAAGAGTTATTATTTGTGGACAATACACAATTGAAGAAACAAAATAAATGAAGAGATTTTTTTTAGTATTATGTTTAATGGTAAGTTTACCATTATTAGGTCAATATAAAGTTGACACAACAATTATAAACGAGGCTTACACGTCTTACGTTAATAAAGAATTGGGTCAAGCCTTATATGTTAAACACAAACTATATAAAGGTGGTGGTAAGTGTCAAAGAGCCACCAATTGGGTGAACGATACAAAACTAAAATTAGTTGATGAGAATCAATATAAAGGGACTCTATACGATAAAGGACATTTGGCTAATGCCGAGGACTTTGCTTACGACTGTCATCTTGATTCTTTAACTTTTAGAGATTATAATAGATTACCACAAACAAGAAAACTTAATAGAGGGATTTGGAAAGTAACTGAAACCCAAATTAGGAAAATGTCTCAAACAGATTCATTGATTGTTTATAGTGGTGGATATTGGGGAACACCAAATGTTGTTGTAAACGGAATGAAAATCCCTTCAATTTGTTGGAAAGTAGTTTATAGTTTATCACAAAAAAAAGTGGTTATTTGTTCAATATATTATAATAACGATAAACCTGTGAAAACTGACACTAGTTTAGAAAAACTTGAAATGATGTTAGGATATTCATTAGGTGTTTATTCTGAAACCAAAAAAAAGAAAAAATAAAATGAATAGTTTAGATAAACAATACACAGATTTACTTCAAACCATATTAGATTATGGGGTTGAAAAGAAAGATAGAACAGGAACGGGAACTAAATCCATTTTTGGTTATACAATCCGTCATAATATGAAAGATGGGTTTCCATTGTTAACTACTAAGAAAATGTTTTTCAAAGGAATTGTAACTGAATTGTTATGGTTCTTACGTGGTGATACAAACATCAAATTCCTTGTTGATAATGATTGTCATATTTGGGATGGTGATTGTTTTGCTAACTACATAAAACATAATCCAAACGCAGATGAACAAATGATTAGTGATGCTAGTCATATGGTAAATATAAAAGAATGGTTCATCAACAAAATCAAAACAGATACAGAGTTTGCTAAGAAGTGGGGTGAATTAGGTCCCGTGTATGGTAAGCAATGGAGAAGATGGACTAAAAAGAAAATGTATTTATCTACGGATGGTTCATATGAAAAAATCTTTGATGAAATGGACCAAACAGTTATTGACCAAATCTCTATCTTAATCAACGAACTTAAAACAAACCCAGACTCAAGACGATTGATGGTTAATGCGTGGAATGTAGGTGAATTGGACCAAATGACTTTACCACCTTGTCATTATGGATTTCAAGTTTATACTAGAGAGTTGAGTGATGAGGAAAGAATTAAGTTATTTGTTAAACTGCATAACCCAAAAGGATATGAAGATGAGAAAATAACTAATACAGTTCAAGAGATATTAACTATGAACAATATTCCTAAACGAGCAATCTCTTTAATGTGGAATCAACGTTCTGTAGATACATTCTTAGGTTTACCATTCAACATTGCATCATATGGTTTATTACTTGAAATCATAGCTAAAGCTGTTAATATGGTTCCCGACCAATTAATCGGAAACTTAGGTGATACTCACTTATACTTAGACCATATTGAACAAGCCAAAGAACAGATTGGTAGAGAGTTAAGGGTTGATGAAAGAGTTTGTATGTGTTATGAAAACCATAAATTGGATTTAAGTAAATTACAAGAAGGTATGAGTGATGATGAATTCACAAAAGTATGTGATGAGTTCGGTATCCCAACACGAACAAGAGTTCCATTTGAATTACCTAAATTGGATATTCACCCTGGTATTTTAGATTATGATTTAGATAAATTAGAAATAGATATGTTTACTATTAAAAATTACCAATCACATCCAACAATTAAAGCCCCACTGTCAAACTAAATGAAGTTTTTAATTAACATATTTAAGAATAATAAATCTTCTCTACTGATAATATATGTTTATATGTTAGTAGCACATTCTATTTTTTTATGTGAACCATACATTATTGGTAAAACAATTGATGGTTTAATCCATAAAGATTATATGTGGGTATACGTGTTAATATCTGTTGAGATTTTTGCGAATTTTTTCATATACAGAAGAATGGTCTTTGATACCAAAGTTTATAGTAAAATTTATAATAATTTGGTTATTGAATATCTTGAGTCAGATAAAACATCTGACAAATCTTCAAGAAATGCAAGAACTGAAATGGCTCAAAACATAATTAATTTTATGGAGAACGATGTTCAATATATCATAATGTCATTTGTGTCAATTATTGGTTCTTTGTTTTTTATATTGTTTGAACATATATTAACAGGGTTTATTGTTTTTTTCGCATTCATTCCGATTAGTTTTGTTGTTTATTTTTTGTATAAAAAGATTGCTCAAGGGATTAGGGTTAGTAATTCACACTATGAACGTAAAATTGATGTTATTAATAGTGAAGATGAACAGAGTATTAATCAGTTCTTAAAACGAAGAAGAGACTTAGTTATATTCAATTCAACATTACAAGCCAAAAATTGGGTATCAATGAATGTTATTAAGGGGTCTTTTTTAATAATTTGTTTAATTGTGTTTACACATAGTAAAACGAATTTAAGTCAAGGACAAGCTATAGCAATGTTTTCATATATTAATCAATTTTTAATATCATTAATGTCTATTCCAATCGCGGTTGAAATATGTTCAAGAATAAAAGACATAATTAAAAGAATTAGTTAAATTAATTTCTTATATTTGAATATATGAAGACGAGGATTCACGTTAATCAACATCATATCAGGTCAAATAAGACAAAAGATACCGATTTACCGGTAATAACGATAAAACAAGGACGTAAGAACACGTATTGTAATGAAGTTGAGATACTTGGTCCAAGTAAGATAATATATTGTGGTAGTGGGGATAAAAAACCCATATTAAGTTGTGGTGCAAGAGTGGTAATAGAAACAGAAAGTGAAATCAAAATAATAAGTTAAACTATGAAGAAGAAAGAAGTAAGTTTGTTGAAAAAGAAATTCCCAAGTATTGAATTGTTGAATTCAGAGGGCCCTATTTTAAAAACGTTTAAAACACAAGATGGTTATATGATGATTGACGAACATCAAGAGTTAATAGCAATCTTAAACGACAAAAACATATACAATTATGTTAGTGGGAAACTTAGTTTAATTGATTCCGAAGGTAGAGATTTAAAATACGATATTTACCCAATTAGTATGAAACCTGAGTTAGGTAAGATATGTGAGTTTTTAGGTATTGACGGTTTAATTTTTTAATATGAAGTTGTTAATTTTTTTATTGTTGATTAGTTCGACAATTTTTTCGCAAGATGTTGTGTATGAAAGATTTTATAAATACAGTTATAACGTTAATAATACTATTATAACAACTAGTGATTATGAAGTGGAATCTGAGGAAGCTTTTGAATGTCTCCAAAATGGTAATTATATTCAAATAACAACTGATATAAATATAAATTTTTATTTGTCAGACACATTAACTAATTTATTTGTTAAAGGTAAAAGTGTTAACAAAAAATTAGTTATGAAAACATTAAGTTATATGGTAAATAACATAACTATTGATTCTACAACTAATTTGTTTTATAAAGAAGTTGAGAACACTTGTTATAGTTGTAAACATTCAATTATTACAGAATTATTATCCGATTGTGAGTTAGTTAAACGATTTAATAATGATGGTGTTACTAAAATTGTTGTGACATACGTTCAATTAAAAAGTAAAAGTGGACGATATGGTTGTATATATGTTGTTATCCACAAAAGATTTCGTAAGGATGAACAATTTCTTTATATTGATGATATGAAATAAAAAAACCCCCATTATTTTTGGGGGTTTGTTTTATTATATATTTTTCTTATTATATCACCTGTTTCTGAATCTTCTTTAGCGATTGAATAGAGTTTACCAATTTTTTTAATCATATAATTACCAACCCTGTTTAGATGTTTAACTTGTTGTTTAAAATATTCTGAGGGGTTATCTTGATATTTCGTTAATTCTTCAAAATACTTCTCCATAAATTCATTGCTTTTATCATCAATACCCTGCAATTTAGATAACATTACCTCAAAAAAATCTTTTACGTAACCTGTCATAGTATCTAATTTAATTTGAGACATACTTACATAGACCCCCCTTAACACATTATTAGGGTTAATAGAGTCATCATCAAGTTCGGTGACAATATCGTTAATAAGTTTTTCATAAGTAAATTCTCTCATCTTTTTAAATTCAATATAAGTTTCTTCTTCTAATAAAAAATTAAGAAAATTAGTTTTATTAACACCATCTAAAGTCATTTTAGAATAAACTTCACTTGGTTTAACTAAAAGTTCAGTTTCAGTTGCCAAGTATAACAAATGTAGAAAGTCTTGAATGGATTTAAGATTATACCTATTAGCTCTAGTAATTCCCAGATAATGAGAAAAATCTTTTAAACTTTCTTTAGGTTTAACGTAGAAATCATATGCGTGTTTTAATTCGTGAGTTAAACTTGAAATGATTTGTCTTGAATTTGAAGTATAATAACCAATGATTTTTGAAAAATAAGTAGTTTGAACATCAGCATCAGGATAACCAAATGATAATCTAATATATAATTCTTTAGGGTCGTTATTATTAACTAAAATCCAACGTTTTCTGTCAACACTCGGACGGGGATTATAACCCGCAGACATTAGAACAACTTTATTATGATTCAATTCAACAAAATCAAGAATTAAATTAACATCAGTTATAGTTAATTGATTATTTTCATTACCAATAACTAAATTTGTGTTAAAATCAATCACTTCATTTATCTCATTGGTAATTTCAGTTGAGCTATCAACTTTTTGTAAACTATTTAAAATATCATAATATAATTTTTCACCGGCTTTCTCAATGTCTTTTGGAACTCCGACTTCTTCTTTCATTACATACTTTCTCATTATGCTAAATTTAAATTAGGGTCAGTTAATACCGCGGCAACTTTTTCTTGTCTAATTAATCCGGTATTTTTTCTATCAGCAATTGCTTGTTTTAATAATTCTTTATCAGACTTACCATCTTTAACCGCATTATTTAAACTTTTTGCGAATTTTTGGAAAAACCCAGGACCATTCCAACTTGCATATGAAAAGTGCATTAATAATCGGTCATTACTTTCAACACGTTTTTTAAGTTCAGGTGAAAAGTAATTACCCGCATTTCTATCATAACTTTGTTTCATTATCTTAGCCGCCAATGTCTTTAACTTATCTTCTAAATCACCACCTCTATAAAGCCATTTCCATTTTTTACAGAATTTATCCATACCAAGGTCTTTTTTCTGTTTATCTATTAGTCTGAAAAATTCTTTACCTTCAGGTGTTTTTTCAATAGTACCATTGTATCTGTCAAGACCAAACATAGTTTCAGTTGAAGCTCCCATACTACCTTCAGGGTGATTAGTACAAATACCTAACTTACTTGTTTTTTTGTTATTAGGTGTTGACCCATTCCAATAACCACCTTCAAACTTATCAATAACTTTTTTGGTTACTTTCATCCATTTAGAATCAACTGACCCTGTAGACTTTGTATCCAAATAGTCGTCATTTGATGTACTATCATCGGATGATTCATCATCTTTTTTTTCAGTAGTTTTTGATTTGTTAGCAAATAAATTCATTAACGCTTCAACGTAATTCTCATTGATATTATATTGATTTTTTATCTGTTGTTTTTCTGATTCAGTGATTACAATTCTATTCTTCATTTTTATTGTATTTATATATAAATATTAAAAAACAATGAAATTAACTGTAGTACATAATAATTCAGGAATTAATAAAAAAAAACATAAAATGTTTGATAAGTTTTTCAAACTACTACAAAAAAAATTCCCACTAAAAGATGATTTAAAAATTGAGTTTTTAGGTGTAAGAAAAGATAAGATGACAACAGGTAGTCGATTACCTAATTATATCAAAGTGTTATGTCAAAATAGAATGACTCGTGATATTTTTAGAACAATTGCTCACGAATGGGTTCACGAACACCAACATAGTATTGAAAAAAGAGAAATTGGTCCTGATATCGGAGGTAAAAATGAAGATGAAGCTAACGCTTATGCTGGTCAATTAGTTAAAATGTTTGAAAAGAAATATCCCGAATACGTAGAAAATATGTATGAATAAAAAAACCCCCAATTAAGGGGGTTTTTTTATTTAATCTCAACTAATTCAAGTTCAAAAATTAAATCTTTACCAGCTAATGGGTGATTAGCGTCAACTGTAATATTGTCTTCAGTTACTTCGGTAACAAGAACGTTAATTGGTTGACCGTTTGGTCCCATCGCTTGTAAGTGTTCACCAGCTTGAACACCTACAGGAACTTGTTCTTTAGGTACAACACTAATCAATTGTTCCATAACTTGCCCGTAAGCGTTATCAGATTCAATTTCAACTGTTTTTTTCTCACCAACTGTCATTCCGTATAAACCATCAACAAATCCTTGGATTAATGGGGTTTCACCTAAAACAACTTCAAGTGGTTCACGACCTTCGTTTAATGATGAATCAAAAATAGTCCCATCGTGTAATTTACCTGTGTAGTGAACCTTAATAGTATCACCTGTTTCAACTTTTTTCATATTATTTAAGATTTTATATAAGTATAATTATAGATTTTAGAATAATCAAATGTCCATTGATGATATAACCATTATTTTTTGTTTATAACCTGTCAATCTCCAACATTTACCTAATATAAAGTCCATACCATCCCTCAATAGTTCGTTTAAGTCCTCCAAAGTGGTGTCCCCAACGATTAATTTACAGTCAATAACAAATAATTTATCATTTGTAGAATACTTAAACGAATTAATCATTACCTTTGACCCCACACCGTATAAGAGTTCAAGGTCACACTTAAATTTATGATTAATTAAATATTCTAGAAACGTAATCATAATAGAATTATATTTATATTTGATATATAATAAATAGAATTATGGGAAGATTAATATTAACCGAGGAAGAAAAGAAAAACATAAAAGATATGTATTCAGATGTTAAATCAAGTAACAAAGTGATGTCATATTTGAAAAGAAACTTCCAATTCTTTAGACCTGTCGATGAAATGGGGTTAAATGATGAAGAAAAGCAAAAACGTATCGAAGAATTACCATTTTTAGGGGATTTAGTAAAAATTGTGATTGACGATAAAAGTTATATATTAACTAATCAGAAAAAATACATAAAAAAACGTATTTTTAACATGGTTGAGGATGATATTGATAGAATTGACCCTGATGCGACAAAGGTGGTTGTATTAAAGACAATAAAAGACTACATTGATAATATATTGGTGAAATATAACTTAAAATAGTGTTAACAATTTAAAATAAACAAAATGGATAAGGTTTTCTTTAAAAGTGAGTATGATTGGGTGGTAGATGTATTATCTTCTTGTAAGACATTAGACCAAATTAAGGTATCTCGTAATTTATTTAACAGATTGGTTGAGAAGTGGAAAAAAACTGACATTTCTGTTGATTTTTCTAAAATTGAGGTATCTTATACTAAGATTGAAAAGGTTATTTTAAGTAAAACAAGAAAAAAAGTTAGCTCAATGAGTTATTGAAGTTGATTTTTTGAGATTTAGTGAGTATTTATTATTACTATCTCTCTCATCACGAGAGCCACTATATATCTTCAAAAGGGAATTTTCGGATTCCCTTTTTTTATTGGAAAAAACTCTGTATATTTGTCCTATGAAGATTATAAACGAATATTTGATTGTAAACCCAGTAACGGGTGAGGTTGAGAAATACGTTGAACTTGAGGGTGAGGTGTTTTTTAAGGTTAGTCTTGTTAAATACTATTGGGTGAATAAGGATACGTTTTATGAGAGATATGATGAAACTAAAAAAACTTTTGAGGAATGGAAAGAGACGATAAAATAACAGTATTTGAAAAAATAAGATTGTGGTGGAAATTTGATGGTAGATACTGGCACAAAAATTTCATTGAAGGAGTTAAAAACCTTTGGAAATGGTTTCCTGTGATATGGAGAGACCGTGATTGGGACCACTCTTTCATATATGAACTTATCAAAGTTAAATTAAACAACCAAGCGGATTATATTGGTGGTCACAATAGACACACAAGAGCTAAACGAGATGCTGAATTAATGAGATTAACTTCTCGTTTAATCCAACGTTGTCAAGATGACCACTACGATATGGAATATATGGACTATCACGAATCTAACTTTAATTGGTTAGACATTACTGATGAAGATGATATCCCTGAAAAATATAAAGATTCCAAAAGATTAGAGGTTGATTTGATTTCTGAGAATTTTGACGACTACTTCAAAAAATACCCACGTCAATACAAACGTGTAATGTCAGGTGAAGTTAGTAGATTCAATAGACCTATTGAAGAAAAAGACAAACAACTAATTGCAATGGAGATTGCTCACGAGAATCAAGATAGATGTCGTAAATTAGTATTCAAAATAATGGAAAGGAGAATTGAGGGATGGTGGGATTAGTGATAAACACACCCAATGGTGAGGGTGAACTAACAAAAATATACTTGAGTGAATTGGGTTATTTGATGGTGAAAGTTGAAAACGATAATAAAACTTTCACCACATATAATCTTGGTAAACCAAAGGATGGATTGAGTATAGATGATTTAATAATATATTTAACTAAGAACAATGACTGAGAAATATAACAGAATTTACAGAATGATATCATCATTCAATGATGAGGAAAGTGATTCAGGAATAAAAAATTTAACTGATGTTGAATTAGAAAAAATTCATCAATTAGTTGATAGTGAAGTCATTATTGATTTAAAATATAACGGTAAGGTTTGTCATTGGAGAGAAGGTGATTTGAATTACAATGTTTTATATTTAACAGAATCACAAATTGAGTTCATAAAATTAATTGATAAAAAACTTCACGAAGGTTTGAGTGGGTATACTCTAATTGACGACATTACTGAAGATGTTTTATATGATAGATTTGATACTTCAGTGTTTGGATTTTTTGAATTTGAAATGAAATTTGATTTTTTTAAATATCGTCAAGAAAATCTAACAAAAGATGATGTCTTAGATAAGATATTAAAATACGGTAAAGAAACATTATCAGAAAATGATAAATTATTATTAGAAGATAAACAAATGATATCACCGATAGATGAAATTTGATTATATTTGTAAAAAACAAAAGATATGACTTACGATTTAACATTAATAAGCGACACACACAACAAACACAAACACGTTCACAATCCAAAGTCAGGATTAGGTGATTTAAAAGGTGGTGACATATTGTTACACGCAGGTGATATCTCATCTATGGGGTACGAACACGAAATAACTGAATTCGCATCTTGGTTTGATAAATTAGATTACGCTCACAAAATATTCATAGCTGGTAACCACGATTGGGGTTTCCAAAACAACGCTGAGAAAGTGAATGGTATATTGACAGGTTACAAAACTATCAATTACATACAAGACGAATTAATAACTATCCAAGATGGTGATAAACCTGAAGTGAAAATATGGGGAAGTCCTTGGCAACCTGAATTCTACGATTGGGCATTTAACTTACCAAAAAATGGACCTGGGTTAATGTCAAAATGGGAAATGATACCTGAAGATGTGGATATCTTAATCACTCACGGACCAGCTTGGGGTTTATTAGATGATGTTGAAGGTAGAAGAGGAGACCACTTAGGTTGTGAATTGTTGGCTGAAAGAATAAAATCTATCAAACCAAAAATACACGTATGTGGTCACATCCACACAGGTCACGGTCACTACTTCGACGGACACACTCACTACTTCAATGCTTCATTGTTGAATGAAAGATACTTATACTCTCAAACACCTTGGAAAGTAGAATGGAATCCTATCACTAATGAAATAGTGTTCAAATAAAAAACCCCCAATTAAGGGGGTTTTATTATTTCAGTAAATTATAGTATTCTTTAAATTTCTTTAGTCTATCAGCTAAACCATTAGTTCCACCATTTATTCTTTTGGTTAGTTGTTTTACAACATCGTCACTAATTCCTTTATCACAGATACTCCAAAGACCGTTAGAGTTAAAGAAATAAGCCGCAGATGCTAATGGGTATTTAGTTGATACCAAATCAGGATTACTCACACAATCTTCACCAATAAACTTAGTGAAGTTTACATAATTAGATTTACCGGTTAATTGGATATATCCTCTACCACGAAATTTAAAACCTTCCATAGTTAATTCAGAACCATTCCCCATTCTATCACCATAAACTCGTGAAGCAATTTTTTCAGGTTTTTTAGCGTATGATTCAGATAGATTACCAGGAAAATATTTACCAAACACTTTCTTTAATCCGTCAGATGAGTAATTTAAGTTTTCCTCAACTGCTCTAAAACTACCACTTTCGTGAGCACATTGTGATAAGAAGTGAGCCAATCTTAAAGGTGATGTAATGTTGAATTTTTTAGCAACCTCATCAATTTGATTAATAACTGTTCCGGGAACAACACCAACTAACTTATCAAGTTTGAATGTTGTATTTTTAGGATTAACAACATCTTCCTTAATCATAGTTCCTAATTTTAATTTATCCCAAGATAATTGTCCGACAATACCATCATCAACTAATCCATTACTTCTTTGCCATTCTTTAACTTTTTTTTCAGTCCCTGGACCAAAAATACCGTCGGGGTTTAAACCTAACTTCGTTTGTAGTAATTTAACGTCTTCCCCTGTTGAACCAATTTTTAACATAACTTTATCGTTTTTATTATTGATAAATACTTTTGAAATGATTAATATTTGATTATAAAACTATATTAAAATATGTCTAAATTTGTTATTGATAATCTCCATTCAGAGATTGAGTTTAAAGTGAAACATTTAATGATTTCAACCGTTACAGGTCGTTTCACAGAGTTTACCGCAGAAATTACTGCAGAAAAAGAAGATTTTACAGATGCTCAAATTAGTTTTGAAGCTGACGTAAATTCTATCACAACAAGTGTTGTAGATAGAGACAACCACCTTAAATCTCCTGATTTCTTCGACGCTGAGAGTTACCCTAAATTAGCTTTTAAATCAACAAATGTTGTATTGGAAAATAATACATACAACGTAACAGGATTATTGAATATCCACGGTGTTGAGAAAGAAGTTACATTGGTTGGTGAATACAATGGTAATGACACTGACTTATATGGTAACAAAAAACACGGGTTTGAATTAACAGGAACAATTAAACGTTCAGAATTTGGACTTACATTCAACGCAACAACCGATAAAGGTGGTTTATTAGTATCCGATGAAGTAAAATTAATTGCAAGTGTGCAATTTATTGAGGTTGTGATGGCGTAATTTGTTATTAGTATCTTTGTTAACCCTCATCTTAATTGATGGGGGTTTTTTGTTTTATAAAATATTTATAAAGTAAATAGTTAATTATGATATCACTAGAAAAAAACACACGATACTGTTTTTACACCTCAGTAGTTGTGATGACAATGTTTTTGATAATAAAACTTTTAGTGGTGTTTAATTTTCTACCCCTATGTAATTCAGTGATGTGGGCTGAATTTATCTGTTTTGTTTTATTTATCCCTCTTTTTTTCAAAATAATTTATGATTATGTGAAAAAAAATAAAGAATCGGTTAAATTAAACTTTTATGCTAGAAATTTAAATGAAACTTTAATATCTCAGACACACAACCATTTATTCTATGAGGGAAATGTTAATGAAGGTGCTAAATTATTAACTAAAGAAGTTACTAATAGTATATGTGCCGACAGATGTTCTATTTGGTTATATAACAAAAAAAATAACGGGATTGTTTGTGAACAATTATACGAGAAAAAAGACGATGAATGGTTTCAAGGTGTTGAAATATTTGAGAAGGATTTTAAACCGTATTTCGAAGGGTTAAAAACTAACCCAATCATTATTGCGAATGATGTTGACTTACATCCTGCAACAAGTTGTTTTAAAGAAACGTATTCAGGACCCCTTGGTATTAGAGCAATGTTAGACGTTCCAATTATTTATAAGGGAGAAGTTATTGGTGTTATTTGTATTGAAAGTTATACCGTTAGAGAATGGCATAAAGTGGAAGTAAATTTCGCTGAAATGTTATCATCATTGTATTCATTCGCATATTCTGTGGAAGAAGGTAATGAACTTAAAAATGAATTATCTGAGTTCGAACATTTTGTTGATTCATCAGTATTGGTTAGTAAAGCAGATAAAAGAGGTAAAATTACATATGTGAACAAAAAATTCGAAGAGGTATCAGGATGGTCATTGGAAGAATGTTTGGGTAAAGACCATAGAATTGTTAATTCTAACATTCACGATAAGAAATATTGGTCTAATATGTATAAAACTGTGAAGTCAGGTAAAATTTGGAATGACTTGGTTATCAATAAAAATAAAGATGGTGAATTATATTGGGTTGATACATATATTAAAGCCGAATTTGATGTTGATAATGGTAAACTAAAAGGTTATACCTCAATTAGACAAGACGTAACTGAAATCCATAAAAACATTGCGGAAATTAATAAAAAGAACACGTATCTAGAACACGCCGCGAAGATTCTAAGACACGATATGCACTCAGGGATTAATACATACATCCCAAGAGGTATTAGTTCATTAGAACGAAGATTAAAACCTGAAGATATTGAAACATTAAAATTGGAGGCCCCACTTAAAATGTTGAAGGAAGGTTTGAAACATACTCAAAAAGTTTACAAGGGAGTTTATGAATTTACCAATTTGGTTAAGACTGATGTTGTTTTAACTAAGGAAACTCATAATCTTAAAGATGTCTTAAACGCTTACCTATCCTCAACAGCTTATTCAAGTCAAGTGGCGATAGATTGGTTACCAACAATAGAAATTAACGAATCATTATTCTGTACCGCGATTGATAATCTAATCCGTAATGGTTTAAAGTATAACGATTCTGACGCTAAAATGGTTGCTATCTTTATGGAAAATGAAGAAAATATTGCAATACAAGATAATGGTAGAGGTATGACACAAGAAGAATTTGAACACTTGTCATTACCATATAATAGAAAAGACGGTCAAAAAGAATCAGGTACAGGTTTAGGTTTAAATATTTGTATCGCAATCCTACACGAACACGGTTTCACTATTAAATGTGAAAAAAATGAAGTGGGAACTAAATTAACAATTAAAATAAAATGAGTAAAAAATTTAAAATACTATCAATAGATGGTGGAGGACTTAGAGGTCTAATCCCCCTATTGATATTAAAAGAAGTTGAGAAAATAACCGGAAAGAAAATTTACGAGTTATTTGATTTAATAGTTGGAACGTCAACAGGTGGTATAATCGCTTGTGGATTAACCGCAAGTAAAGACGGTAAAACTCCGGTATTGTCAATTGACAAATTGATTGAATTATACACCACAAAAGGTAATGTGATTTTCCCATATAAAAATAATATCTTCAATAAAATCAATTCGGTATTCAATCCTAAATTTTGTCCTGAAGGATTAGACAATGAGTTGTCAAATTACTTTCAAACATTAAAATTGAGTAACACATTAAAACCAATTATTGTAACATCATATGATATTAGAAATAATGAAGTTGTAATGTTTAAAAGTCGTAAATCAAATGAAGTAGGTTATGATTGTTTACTGAAAGATGTTTGTAGAGCAACATCAGCGGCACCAACTTATTTACCTTCATATGAAATGAATTATGGTGGTAAGTTAAGAACTTGTATAGATGGTGGTGTGTTTGTAAATAACCCCTCATTGGTAGGTATATCGGATGTCGTAAGAAATACTTATGGGTTTGGTGAAATTAATGTTGAGGATATCTCATTATTTTCTTTAGGTACAGGTATTTATACAGAAAACTTAGGAGTTAAAGAAACTAAGAGCTGGGGGTTAAAAGATTGGGTTAAACCAATCACCGATGTTATGTCACAAGCAACCTCAAAAGTTGTTGATTATGAGTGTAACGAGTTCTTAGACAATTATCTACGTGTTCAGGTAACAATAGATGATGAAAGTAAAAGTGATATGTCAGATTCAAGAATTGAAACGACAAATTATTTGATTAGTAGAGTAAACACTCAAGTTTTAAAGAACGTTAATAAATTAAACGAAATAAAAGAATTTTTAAAAAAGTTAGGTAATGATAGAATCAATCTTATTAGTTGATGACGAGGATTTATTCCACTTAGTATTTGAGGACGCATGTTCATTATTAGATATTAGTTTATCACTAAAATCTGTGAACAGTTCTGATGAAGCCGCAAGGATGTTTAAACAATGGTTTGATTCAGGTGACCATAAAGAAAAACCTGAATGTGTATTTGTGGATTTAAATTTAATTGGTTCAGCATTTGATGGGATTGAATTAGTTAGAAAGATAAATTTTGAATACGGTAACCACGTTGTTATTGGAATTATTTCATCATCAAATGAACCATCAGAACAAGCGAAAGCGGTACAAGCCGGAGCACAGTTTTGGTTAGTTAAATCAGATGAAATTGAACCAAGATTAGAAGAGTTCAGAACAGATTACCCAAATTTTAAAAATAGAACACAAACATTTAAAGTTTACAAATGATAAAGTTTAGTGCAAATACTAAAAAACAATTATTAGACCTTTACAAGGCCAAGAATATTGGCCTTGAAGGTAATTTATTGAAAGTAGTTGATTCTGAAGAAGATTCTGAGTTTTCTCAATACATTAAATCCTGTATTGATAAAGATAAAGAATCAAGAAAAAAACGTTTAGATATAACTAAACAAATTCAAAACAAAAATACCGAACTTGAAAATTTAAATACCGAGAATACCCGAATATTAGAAGAATTACAAATAACCTTAGAAAATGTCGAAACATCTAAGAAACAAATTGAATCTCAAAATACCGAACTATTATCTTGGAAAGATGAAAATGAGAGAATTCAATTAGAACTCCAAGAAGAAATGAAACGAACTGAATCTGCAAGAGAAGAGGCGGAGCACGCTAAAGCAAACGCACTTTCTGATTTAGATTTGTTACAGAAAAAAACCCAAACAGAATTAATGGGTAATATTGTTAAAGTAGCCTTAGGTGTTATTATGTTTGTTGCAGTTATTACAACCGCAATGTATGTATTCTCAATTGTGATGGGTAAAGAAGTTAACACAATCGGACCAGCTTGGAGTAATATGTTCGGAATCCTATTAACTAACGCATTTAGTATCGTTGGGACAATAATGGGTGTAAAATACGCAACTAAAGATAAAGATTAATCTTTCTTAACCACCTTTTTTACCGTTTTATATTTAACCTCAACTTCATATGGGTTAACCATACTTCTTTTACTATCATATTTCCAAATAGTGATATAATCTTCAAACTCGTGGACTTTTTCCCACTTCTTATGTTCTATTTTTACTTCTTTCGCCATATCTGTCAATTATTTTGTCAAATATAAGTATTTTTTTATTAAAAAACCTGACAAATTATTTTTTTTAACTGACAATTTGTCATACTTGACCTATTGGCATAGTTTTGTTATATTATCAATCAATAATAAATAAATTAATAAAAAAAGTATGAGTAAAATTATTGGAATTGACTTAGGAACTACGAATTCGTGTGTTGCCGTAATGGAAGGGAATGAACCTGTTGTAATCCCTAACAGTGAGGGAAAAAGAACAACACCATCAGTAGTTGGATTTGTTAATGAAGAAAGAAAAGTTGGTGACCCTGCTAAAAGACAATCAGTTACTAACCCAACTAATACGGTTTATTCTGTTAAACGTTTTATGGGTTCATCATTTGATGAATGTGTGAATGAAACTACAAAAGTTCCATATTCTGTAATTAAAGGGAAAAACAATTCCCCAAGAGTAAAAATTGATAATAAAGAATTTTCACCACAAGAAATTTCAGCAACTATCTTACAAAAGATGAAAAAAACTGCGGAAGATTATTTGGGGTCAACTGTAACTGAAGCGGTTATTACTGTTCCTGCTTACTTTAATGACGCACAAAGACAAGCAACAAAAGAAGCTGGTGAAATCGCAGGTTTAACTGTTAGACGTATTATCAACGAACCAACCGCTGCGGCATTGGCTTACGGTTTAGATAAGAAATCAAAAGACGCTGTTGTTGTTGTATTTGATTGCGGTGGGGGTACGCATGATGTTTCAATCCTTGAATTAGGTGACGGAGTATTTGAAGTAATGTCAACAGATGGGGACACTCACTTAGGTGGTGATGACTTCGACCAAACAATTATTGATTACTTAGTAGGAATCTTCAAAGATGAAAATGGTATTGATGTTAGTAAAGACCCAATGGCGTTACAAAGATTAAAAGAGGCTGCTGAGAAAGCGAAAATTGAGTTATCATCAACCTCATCAACAGAAATTAACTTACCTTACTTAATGCCGGTTGATGGTGTTCCAAAACACTTAGTAACTTCTTTAAGTAAATCTAAATTCGAACAATTAGTTCAACCATTAGTTGACAGAACTATTAAACCGTGTGAAAGTGCGTTGAAAAGTGCGGGTATTAAAGTAACCGATATTGATGAAGTTATTTTAGTAGGTGGAACAACAAGAATTCCAGCAATTCAGGAGGCCGTTAAAAAATTCTTTGGTAAAGAACCTTCAAAAGGTGTTAACCCTGATGAGGTAGTTGCGTTAGGTGCGGCAATCCAAGGTGGTGTATTAGCTGGTGATGTAAAAGACGTGTTATTATTAGATGTTACCCCACTTTCATTAGGTATCGAAACTATGGGAGGTGTATTCACTAAATTAATTGAATCTAACACAACAATCCCAACTAAAAAATCACAAGTATTCTCTACGGCAGTTGATAACCAACCAAGTGTTGATATCCACGTATTACAAGGGGAAAGAGCGATGGCTAAGGACAACAAAACTATTGGTAAATTCCAATTGACTGATATTCCACCATCACAAAGAGGTGTTCCGCAAATCGAAGTAACTTTTGATATTGACGCTAACGGTATCATTAATGTATCTGCGTTGGATAAAGGAACAAACAAAGTTCAATCAATTAAAATTGAAGCGTCTTCAGGATTGTCTAAAGAAGAAATTGAAAGAATGAAATCTGAAGCTGAAGCAAATGCTGAAAACGATAACAAATTACGTGAGGAGGTTGAATTAATTAATAAAGCTGACAGTGTTGTGTTCCAATCTGAAAAATCAATTAAAGATTTGGAAGATAAAATCTCAGAAACTGATAAAACAGAATTAACTGAATTGGTTTCAAGTTTAAAAGAATCTGTTGAGAAACGAGAATTAGACGTTTTGGAGTCGAAAATTGAATCAGTCAATACTAAGTTCCAATCAGTATCTCAAAACTTGTATGATGAGTCAAATGTAACTGATGAGGTGAATGATAGTGATTTTTCTGATGTGGAATTTGACGAAGTGAAATAGTCAATAGTTTTAGAAAAAATTTATCCCCAAGGTTGTTTTACTTTGGGGATTTTTTATATCTTTGAGATATGAAAACGAAAGCACCATACGAAATAACATCTAAAGCGATTAAAGGATACGACGAGTCAAAAATCGCTAAATCTGAAACTAATGATTGTGTTGTAAGAGCATTTGCGTCATCGTTTGATATTCCATATGACAAGGCGTGGAAGATTATCTCTGAGAAATTTGGTAGACAACCAAGACAAGGAACTCGTGGTACATTCGCAACACTTAACAAATTGGCGGAAGTTCGTTATACTTGTAATTACAAGAAAATTAAACCGATTGGTGGAACATACGGAGCATTACATTACGATGTTAAAGTAAAGGGTGAGGTTGTTAAAAGAAAAATGACTGTTGGGACATTCATTAAGAAATACCCTGAAGGAACATTCTTCATCATAGTTAAAGGACACGCATTCACAATCAAGAATGGTGTGGTTATCGGTAACTACGAAGACGCAATAAAATTGAGAAAAGAGATATATTTCGCATACCAAATTAAATAAATTATGAAAGTATTATTTTTAGACCACGACGGAGTTATCTGTTTGTCGAGTAATTGGGGTGGACGTTTTAAGAAAGTGGGGTTTGATAGTAACCCTGAAACACCATTGGATATCCGAATGGATAACTTTGATGTTAAGGCGGTTAAACTATTAAACAGTATTGTTGATATTACCGGTTGTGAACTTGTTATATCATCAGATTGGAAATTACAAGGGACATTAGAACAAATGAAAAAAATGTTTGTTACCCGTGGAATTAAACCACCAATTGACTACACACCTAATTTAAAGACTTTTGATGAGGGTGCGGAACATTTATTAAAAGCGACTCTTGATTTCGAGGAAATACGAGTATTAGAAATTAAAAAGTATTTGGAAGACCATCCTGAAGTAACACATTGGGTTGCGGTTGATGATATGGACTTATCTAAATTAGAAAATTTCGTTCAAACTAAACGACCATATAATGAAGGAATCAAACAATCCGGAGTTAAAGATAAAATTATTGATTTTCTAAAATAAAAAAACCCTCTTTATTGAGGGTTTTCTGTTTCATCAGTGTTTTCAGTATTGGTTGATTTTTCTTTTTGAATTTTACTAATCATCCATCCCGCAACTGCGAATTCGGCGGTAGCCCAAAGTAAAAATTCACCCATACTTAATGTCGAATGTTTTTCCAATAAGAAGAAAATCATACCCCATTGTGCGATTACAAATGCGATACCTGACTCAATTCTTTTTTTAGAAAAGTAAGATGTTCTTGCTGAATACATATTCATTAATTCAGTGAATAACCATTTAATTTTTTTCATAACTGTTTTTATTGATAAATATCAGGCATTAAAAAAGGGGGATGGTAGCGAACCTCCCCCTAGTCAGTGTTACCGAAACGGTAACGGTCCTAACTGAAAATTATTTACCTTTTAACAGGTTAAGACATTGTTTTAAATATTCTTTAGACCTAGCCGATGGTGTTAATTCATCCTCTCTACTTTGAATATTAAGAATCCTTTCAATATCTTTAACTAATTCTGTCCCGTGTTCGTGTTCTTTGTAAAGTTCAATTACTTTATCCATTGCTTTATGACAATTACCTGTAGTTTCATCATAATAATTTTTATTTCTAAATTGATTTAAGTGATTCATCATTTCGTATGACAAATGAGCACCACCATCTTTGATATCTTTGAATAATCTGATGTTATTTAAAATACCTAAAGTATCAACGATTGAATTTACACCGTTTTGTCTTTTATAAACACCTGGTGAATAACTAGCGGCGTCTTTAACACTACCAACAATATCATCTAAATTAATGACGTTGTTTGTCAAACATCTTGGTTTTTGTTCTTCATCTTGTTCACCATTAGAAACTTGTTCCATTATTTTTGTTCGAATAATTTTTCTAAGTTCTTTTTCGTCTATTATAATTCTTTTCATATGTCAATATTTTATTTTTCTTTTAATAAATATTTGAATATTTATAATTAACCATCGGTTGTGCTAAAATGAGCATAAATTTTAATTTAAAATATATGGATGATGAGAGTAGGAAACAAGACTTGGAAACAAATATTTATGGGAAATGTGGCAGTGAAATGTCTTGTCTTGGGAATGTTCTTCAATCCTTTTGGGTTCGATGCGGTTCAATATTATCTTTATACTCTAACAGGAAGTTTAATGAAAGCAAATTTAATTTTGTATGGTATTTCGGGGTTTTTCTTTGGTTTATATTTCTTCTTTCGAAATCGTTCTAAGTAAAACTTTACAGTTTTAACTCAAAACGATTCTTCATTATTTCTAACTTATCTTCAGGAACGTTATGTTGATTAACACCACCGTGTCTATTTTCAACAACCATTGAAAACACTGTGAATCCGAATTCTTTTGCCAATTCATAATAAACATCCATTTCCCATTCTTGGGTGAATGTATTAGCAACTGCGATTCTTGTTGGTGTCATTCCACCATTTGCGTTCTTCATAGATATTCTAACTTGGTTTTGACACCAAGCGTGAGCGTCCTTTAATTTAAGGGGGTTGAATTTATATTCATTACCTTCCATAAAGAACATATCAGCTTCAAAATAAACAGCACCGATAGATTTTGCTAACGTTGATTTACCCGCTCCAGGTAAACCTCTCAAGAGATATAAAATTTTTCCATTCATAAGTCAAATGTAGTGATATTTATAATATAAAACAACAAATAATGGATGTTAAAAAAATAGTTCTTGATGTATTATCAGAATCAAAGAAAAAGAATAAAAAAGATGATAGATGTGTGAGATTAGCCAAACAAAAATATGATACTTGGCCGTCAGCGTATGCTTCAGGTGCGGTTGTTAAATGTCGTCAAGGAAAAATATGGAAAGAAGAAGTTGAATCACTTGATGAAGCAACTAAAACAGATTATAGTAAAGAAAATGAGTCGGGATTACACGGATGGTTTTCAAGACAAGGTGGGAAAGGTAAATCTCAAGGTTGGGTTGATTGTAACACTTGTAGAACAGACTCAAACGGTAAAAAAACTTGTAAATCTTGTGGTAGAAGTGATGGTGAAGATAGGTCAAAATATCCGGCTTGTAGACCAACCCCATCAGCTTGTGGAACTAAAGGTAAAGGTAAAAAGTGGGGTAAAAAAACTAAAATGGGTGTGAAGGAAAATGTTAAAGTTTCAAAGGATTTACAATACCATTTAGATAACGAAATTACATTATCAGAAAACGTATTTAGAATTTATTCAGAGAAATATTTCAAATTAATTAATGAAGTTAGGTCACTTTATAATAGAGATTTAATCAGATTAAATGAAGAAGATTCTTGGATTGTTGAATCTGATTTAGGTAAAAAAGTGTTACTTGAAAATGGTGAAGAGGTTTACTTAGACGCACCAATGTATGAAGAAGAAAATGAAGATGAAAGAGAACTTAGAGAGAAATTAAATTTAGATAAAGACCACGTAGTAAAAATCATTAAAAAAATGGGGTCTATGAGATATTTTAGTATAACATTTGATGGTATTACTAAATTATTCTTAATGGGTAATGTTTATAACATTTTATTTAAAACAATTATCAGACATTTTAAAGTTACCGGTGTTCCACATTTCAAAAGATTTTTAGATTTAGATTTTGATTATTTTGTCTTTATGGATAGAAATGAACCGAATTTCTATAAGAAAGATTTAGAAAAAATGGATGTCGATGCTCGCGACCCATTTGGTAGAGATAGTTTTCTTTTTGAGTATTCCCCAATTGATAAAAGAAATTTTGATTCAACAGTATTCAAACACGAAGAATTGGAGGATTCTATTAATGAAGCATTACACCGAGGTAAGAATGTAAAAATAGGTAGTCCATTCAGAACACCGGGTGGTCCTAAGAAATTTGCGGTGTATGTTAAGACAGGTAAAGGAACAGTTAAAAAGGTGACATTTGGTGACCCCAATTTAAGAGTTAAAAACGCAAATAAAGGTCGAGCAAAATCATTTAGAGCAAGACATAAGTGTGACCAAAAGAAAGATAGAACAACGGCAGGGTATTGGTCTTGTAATGTTGGTCGATACGCTAAAAAATTGGGATTAAAATCATCAAGTAGTTGGTAATATGGAAGAAAAAATTAAATTTTTATTTGACAAAATATTAGAGAAGACTGTTAAAAATTATAATCAATATAATGACAGTCGCGTTAAAATTGAATCAACTCCGACAATTGATTTAGTTAATAAAGTTAAAACACATAGAGGTTCAAAATACGAAGTTTATGTTAAAATTCCTGAATTAAAAGTTTTTGCCGATTTTACACATATATTTCATAAGGTATGGAAAACAATGGGTTTACATAAGACATTAGAAACTAATTTGTTTATTAATACAATAATTCCCAGAAACTTTGATACTTTAAAATATAAAGCAAACCAATACAAAAAAGAATTACAAGAAGAGGTTGATAAATATGTTAAAAGACAACGTGTTGTTGGTAATGAAATTAGTATTAATATTGATGATGTTGAAGTTATTAACAATAATTGGGTTGGTGGATATAGAATGAGTTTTAGTGTATATGCAACCTGTATAAACAATGGAAATCAAGAAGAAATCCTAAGAGTTGATAACCCTATAATCGAAAGAGAATTAAATTATATTTGCACTGAACTACTTGGACACGAATATATGGATGGTATTATTCAAGGTTACGGTTTAACTGTTGATTTTGTTAAAAACGAACCAAGTGAAATCAATGAGGGTAAAATGGATGATATTAAAGATTTCATTAAGAAAAACACTGATAAAATAAAAACCACATTTAAAGAAGAATTAAAAAATTCTAGTGATGATGCTAAAACAGCTTTCAAACATTTAATCACAAAGAAAAAAGATTTAACAAAAGAAGAACGTGAAGAAATTTCAAAAGAATTAAAACAAGTATTCAAGAGAACGGCTAAACGTTTAGGTATGGCTAGTTTGTTTATTTTACCGGGTGGAACTATATTAGTTATCTTACTTAATTTATTTACTAAGAAAAAAGAAGTTCCATACGATGAAACGATAAGTGAAGGTAAAAAAGTTAGGTTATTTACTGAAAGTATTGATAATCACGAATTGAAGTGGCATAGAGACCGTGAGGATAGATTAGTTGAAGTTATTGAAGGTGAAGGTTGGCAATTACAATTTGATGATGAATTACCGTTTAATTTAGAAAAAGGGATGAGTGTTATCATCCCCGAAGGTGTGTATCATAGAGTTATTAAAGGAAGTGGAAATCTAAAAGTATCAATTACTGTATTAGACTAATTCAACTTTCTCTTCAAAAATCTTATTGATTTTATTTTTCACTCTTTCACTTATTGGAATTGGAGAACCCCCATCGTCGATTCTAACAAACGTAATGTTAGTTTTCAATACAAGTTCTTGTTTACCTGTATAAACGTTGTGAGACCTCGCCTCCATATAGATTGTTATGGAAGTATTACCAATTTTAGACGGAAAACCATAGATTTTCAATAATTGATTTTCTTTAGCGGGTTTTTCAAAATTACACTTATCTATTGAGACTGTAACCATTCTTGGGGTATCACATAATTGCATCGCGTAACCCGCTGCCGCTGAGTCAATCCATTTAAGTAACGAACCACCAAATAAATTACCGTGAAATCCTAAATCGGACTTTTTGATTGGATGACTAGAAATTAATTCCATAAAAATAAAATAGAGTTTACATTTAATACCTTTTCGGTATTTATAAGTATATTAATATGGTAATATGAGCAACGAAACTTACATAAAAAAAATAAATAATTTACTGTCAAAAAAAACTTATCATTATGAGTCAGAAATATATTCATTTGACTATATTCTTGAGTTAACAGGTGAGATAAAACCATTGATTAGTATTGGTGAATGGAAAGACTTTTATTTATTGAATTTCAAGATTTTTAATCTTAATGATACCGCAAAAAGAATAATATCATTTCTTATAAAAGAACATCCTGAATATAAAACTGAAGATAAAGAAATTTATGATGTAAAAAAACCATTACGTCAATTAGGAATTGAAAGAAGTTTAGGTGGTATGGCCAGAAAAATGTTGAGAGCACTTAATATTAAAGAGACAATTACTAAAGAAGTTTTAGTATCTTTGTCAGAACTTGAGGGGGATTATGAAGAAATTAAGTTAAATATTGATGAATCAAGTACAAGTATTTCGTCAGGTGAATATACCGGACCATTAGAATTGGGGTTAATAAAATGGAAAAATAAAACACTATCACCATTTAGTGAGTTTGTTGATACTAAATTTAACCATAAGAAAAAACAAAAAACAGTTAAAAACAATGTGAAACGTGTTGTTGGGGTTTGGGAAAAAAATCCTGATGGTTCATATAAAACAAATCAACACGATGTACACACAATTAATGAAGGTATGATTGATAGATTAGCCATTAGAACAGTTGTTAAAGACATTGTAAGTATAATTAAACAAAATGAAGAAGGTGGATTTTATTTACCTGAAGATATTAATGGAGAACTTCAATATAAGTTAACAAATAAAAAGATATTATTTAGTGTTGAATTAACTTTACGATTTAATGACATTATTGGTGGGTTTGGTGTTAATGGTGCCTACTCACACGAGGAAGATGTTATAGAAATGGTTGTCGAATATAATCCAAAAACTATTAATCAACAATTATATGATTTAATTGGTGAGATTAACGAGGTATTGACTCACGAAATGGTTCACCTTAAACAAAATTATAGGGGCGAATTAAACTATGAGGATGTTGAAGGTAGTAATTTAGAATATTACTCAAGAAATCATGAAATACCGGCACAATATTATGGGTTTAAACGTTTATCAAAATTAAGGAAATTACCTTTAGAGGATGTTGTTAGAGAATGGTTCGACACTCATAAAAAAACCCATATGTTAAATCCTGATGAGGTGAAAATCGTAATAGAAAAAATACTTAATTATAAAGCATAAAAAAAGGTCATCAATTGATGACCTTTTTTATTAATTAACAAATCTTATTTGTTTTTCAATTTACTAATTTTATCTCTATACTTGATAGCGTCTTCGTAATTTTGAGAATTAATCGCCTTGTTTAACAAAGTTGTTAAATCATTGATTTGTGAGTTGTTTTTTTCATAATCTCTGATTTCGTCTCTCAATCTGATAGCTTCTTCATAGTTTTGAGTATTAATCGCTTTGTTTAATGAAATTTTTAACTCAGTAACAGGAGAATTTGTTGTTGGTGTTGTTGTTTTTCTTTTTGGTGAGTATGTCGGCCACTCGTTAGTTGGGAAAAATGAAGACCACTCATTTTTAGTTAACCAATCTTTAGTTGGGAAAAGTGAATCCCAATTAGTTGGGTAATTGTAGTTAGATGGCCACTCGTTAGTTGGGTAATTAGAACTAACATAAACTGATTGTGTGTAATTTCCATCTTTAGTAGTATAAGTGTTTTTATACCATTTTGAACCATCTTCATTGTAACCTGTTTCAGTTTTAGTTTCACCTACAGGTTCACTAATTTTTTTTAGTTCATTATAAAAATTATCAAACAACGTAGTGTCGTTGAAAAAATTGTCTAAGCCACCATAAAATGGTTGATTTCTTTTTGAAAACATAAATTTATTATTTTTGATTTATTTTATTAACAGAACTAATAATATACAACGTTTTCTTAAAAGTCAAATATTATTTTCTAAAACGTTTAACAATTAAACCTAATAGTTCTTTTAAAGAAATACCCCCAACATTAAGTGCAACAAACCCTGATAGTCTTTTAATAACCTCATAGATTTGATTTTCATTAAAATCCCCACTTGTAGATATTTGGTATATCAACGGTACTAAAGGTATTAAAAATGTGTAACCGATTATGTTTGAAGTTTTTTTTACACTAACACCTAAACTTTCAACAAAAGATAAGAAAGAATCTTTTAATAATTCGGCTTTCTGAAGTCCGGCTTTATAAGTCTCATATAAACCTTTCTCTTTGATTTTTGAAATTAATAATCTTAATGGTTTTTTATTATCAATAATATACTGAAAGGCGATACCTGCCAATATTAAACTTCTTTCCATAGGAGAGACTGTTGGATATTCCCCCGATAAAAACTGTTC